CAAAGTGTTTAGATATGGGTTGTTGGTGCTAGAAACATAATTATAACCATATTGCTCATTGCACAAAGGCTCTTGTGCACCCTCTGACCAGCTATTGTCATAGTAATAGTTGTCAACTGTAGCAATAAGATAATACTCACCTTGATTACCTTCGTCTGGAGCTGTTTCTATAAAAGAACATTTTCTAGCCACAATCTCTATCTTGTCCACATCAGCTGGACCATTCTCATACCAGACCCTTATCTCATTATACAGGTTTTGCTTACCTTCATCCACCATGTTTGTTCCATACTGTGGTGCAGGCAAAACATAGCTCCACTCAGTGTAAGCTCCTTGTTCATTATTTTTATATATATATCTATAAGCAAACTGCCAAACAAAACCAAATAGATTATTTTTCTTATAAGCAAAATCTAAAGCGTCAGTTGACGTTATAGTAGATAGTGGTATGTTTTCATACGATATACCATTTGCAGGTATCTCAGAGAAAGTAATATCTCCATTAGGAGATGGTGTTACAGCACCAGTAGATATGTTTCTAATAGGTGTTTGATGTTTATATATTGGTGGTCTAGGCTTAAACTTACACACATCTATATACATTAGTTTTTTCTTGAAGTCAACTATAGTATAATTACCATCTCCAGCTGCATAAAACTCAAAAGGATATGATGTGTCTACAGGATAGTCTGTTCTGGGGTTTGATAGATAACTACCATTATTATAATATGTAGCCCAGCCAGCTTTAGCTTTTGGCACATTGATATATTTTGGCTCGTTATCATACTGTATACCTTTATTAACAGTGTATTGATTATCACATGTCCAGTATAATAAATCATCTATTTTGTTAACTCCTGTTATTAATGTTTGTTTATCAAACTGCAACACATTGTTGTCAGATATACCAGAATCTCTGTACACAGTAGATATGGTGTCTGTGTTTGCATTATACTCAAGTATCAAGTGTTTGTAGCCTCTGTTCCAAACAAAGTAGTATATACAATCATTAGAACTATCTTCATAAGAGCCTATAACCTTATGTTCTCCAGGAGTACCAAGAG